TCACTCTAGCTGCTCTAAAGTGATCCCCATCGCCGCTGCGAGTCGCTGGCGAGTCGCCTTTCTTGGCTTCGCGCCGGGAGCCTCTAAAGCGGCGTAACTAGGCTGGCGAATTTCTAGGCGGCGCGCCATTTCCGTTTGAGTGAGGGACAAATGCTCTCGCCAAGCTCGGATCATGCTCCAGTCATTTTTGACGGCTAAACGCATGACTTCGTGAGGTGTCGTTCCATCGGACGGGATGCGCCCCGACACAACCTGCCCACCTGCAAGTTTGATGTACTCATCGTAAGGCAATACGACAAACGCGGGGATGCCGTTGGCCTCAAGGATAGTTGGAGTCGTGTTCATGGATAATCCCCAATAGCTTAATAGGTTTGCTCATCGCGTTTTTTGACGTGCTGAATTTCTATAATTTTCATTTTTACGCTTGCATCAAACAGTATGCGATAGCTACCGATGCGCATACGGTAACCACATTCGTGATTGGTCAGTGCGACGACGTTTCGAGTGTTAGGGAAATGGCGCAACTCGTCCACGGCATCGATGATCGCAGACTGATTCTTTTTGTCGATTCTACGAAATTGCTTTTTCGCTTTATTAGACCAGTTGATGCCGTACATTTCGTGACCCTGTTTTATAGGTTAAATTATAGCAAAACCTATAATCCAAAACGTCATCTGGCGAAAATCAGGAAGTTTGCGATTGGGTGCCAAACTGGCAAACCATCCGCACGGTCTCGTTATGCTCGACGATCTGGCGCACGATAGGCGTAGGCGTGGCGTCTAACTCTTCGGCGTTATCCCACCAGATCGGCTTAGCGATGTCGCAGTAGTTGCTGCTACTCGCCGCGCACCCAGCGACGAGCAGCGCGACGCGGCTGCGCGCTTGCTTTAATTCGGCAGCACGGCGCGCGGCGCGGTTGCCCGCTGCGTAGGCACCGAACAAAGCGAGCAGCACGGCTGCTGCGGTGAGCAGGGCGCTTTGTAGGCGGGCTAGCATCGCTACCACCAACGGACAACCCAAAGTAGGGGCGCGGCAGCAAGCATCAAAATAGCGAAGCCGATGCAAAAACCGATCCAGCGAGAAATTGCGCCTTCGTATTCAAGTCGCCACATTTTCAGTCTTCCCTTGCTATACTTTCTCAACGATGACTCCTTGCTCTTCCCAAGGTGTGGATTCGGAAAGCCCGCTAGATTGCCGTCTGCGGGCTTTCGCTTTTTTGCTTGGCTACAGCGTCCCGTCCTGATGCCGCTTGACCTGTGACCACGCGATAAAGACAGCCACGGCAATCATCAGCACGCCGATAGCAAGGCGCAACGTTGAACCATTCGATAGATGCTCGTTGGCTTGCGCCAATGTCTCGACCGGCACGCTAGCCAGCACATCGGCGATTTGCGCCACCCCTGCGCTGCCGGTCGCCGTTGCGGCGACGGTTTCGCGGGTAACGGGAATGCTCGACACGGTAGGCGTCGGCGCAATCACACCTGCAATCGCCAAGCCCTTGCTGATGGTTTCATCGTCATACCACGTGTTAAGCGTGGCGCGCCTCCCCTTGCCGTTTTCGTGACGGATGATCGCCTCCAAGACCGGGCGCAAGTGCTCGCAATCGTGTAAGTCCAGTTCTTGATCTATCTCGAAGCCGGTTTGACGCGCGACGGCGTGGATATACGCCAGCGAGTTGTTTTCGGTCTGCGGTGCCCAACGCGTGATGATCTGCCGAATCGTGCGCAGTCCGTGCTTATCTTGATACGTAATCAAGGTGCGCGCCAAGGCGCGGATGCCGAAAGCTGCGCTTTGGAACTGGCAAAACGCCGTGTCGTCACGATCAGGCTTAGCCCGCAAGCCTTGCCACGGATCGCCCCAGCGGATGTTGCCGGGATTGTGATTGCGGATGCCGCGCGGGTTTTTGGCTTTGCTCATTTGAACCACCAGTTTTTAAAAACAGCGATTGCGCCAACAACTGCGGTGAACGACGCGGCGACCTTGCCGAAAGTGATTAGCAATTTCGTGCCGCCGGACAGCGTTCGGTACATTTCCACGAGTTCGCGCGTGTCGAGGCGTATTTGCTTGAGGTCGTTGCACATCTCGCGTTGATTGGCGTCGGCCTTGTCTTGGCGTGTAACCAAGGCGATAAACTCTGCTCGGGTAACTTGATCCATGCTCGGCATCCTTTGTGCGTCTGTGGCGTCTATGGTGCGGTGACAGCTTGACCTAGCGCCGTACCGGTTAATGCGCGCGCCAGCATGTCGCGCAGTGATTGGACGGCAATAGCGTTTTTGGCTGCTGCCTGATCGGGGCTGTCGATGCCGACGTATTGGAGTGGATCGCGGACGTTTGATACACTCGCCGGTGTACCGTTGGTTCCAGATGAGGGTGGGGCTATCTGGGTGAAATTGGACGCGCGTGCAAACTGTCCAGTTTCCAACGGTATCCTCATTTCCGGGTGCATCCGATACACGGTAGGTATCCAAGGCCGGCTGATCAGGTTCCCCTCTGGTAACGTGAATAGGTTGCGCAAAACAGTTTCATATTCACCATCGCTTAAAAACGACTGTTCAGGGTTGCCGTTTTTTGGTGTAAGCCCGCGCCCTTCCACTCGCCCATACCAAGTGCCGCCCGTTAGCAAGTCGGGAAGGCGACGCAATGCTTCGTCTCGCCCGTGCGCTTGCACATGCAGCACGCCACTCCCACCTCTGGTTACTGGCTGACCGGCAACCAACTCAATAGCCCCCGCCCTCGGATGCGTGGCTGCCGTTGGCACACTGCCCTGCCCGGTTCGCAGCAAATGCGCGACGGCGTTTTCCGTGTCACCCGCCAACCGTCCATATACATGTCCCCACGGTCCGGTTCCGGTCGGTGTCAACCTCGACTGTTCGACTGCCCGACGTGCTATGGATACAGCCGCGCCAACAGAACCCACCGCCGCCGGAGCAATCCCACCGCCTAGCGCTGCCAGAGACTGACCCATTGCGCCAACATCGTTTTCCCGTGCCAGTCCCGCAGCGCCAGCACCGCTTGCCGCCGATGCGAGTTGTACGGCAGGGCTGTCCGCGAACAGCGCTGAGACGGCGCGAGCAACCCTCCCGGCCATTCCCGCCGATGCTCGCTGCGCCAGTTTCACCACGCCGCCTGTTCCTACGCTAGCCTCGATCACGTCTTGCGCGATACGCTCGGTCGGCGTCTCGGCGCGTGGTAAGCCAATAGCGTCTAACGCCGGGGTAATATCCGCGCGCGAGATGCGCGTACCCGCTAGCGCGTTTGCCGCATCGACCGGGACATTCCATAGCATGGACGGCAGGGCTGCGATGCCCTGTGCGACGTAACGACCGCTTAGGCCAACTTGGCGGGGTATATTTGCAAAATTCACGATGCCTTCAATACACATACGGAGGATGTCAAGCATGGAAACCATAGACGCCATGATTCGTGCCTCGGGTATCAGCCCCGGTATGTGGGGTTATCTACTTTCCACGATCATTTTGGCTTGGTGGCATGGACGAAAGGGGAAGTAGCCCGCCGTAGAGCGTGGCGGGCAGCAACCGTGACTCGACTGTCTCTGCCGCACGCGGTGTCGCCAAAGCCTCGGGAATGCGCCGGGCTGTGCGCTGACGCAAGGCATTTTGAATCGCGCCAATCTGGTCGCCTACGCCTAGCAGTTTGAAACCGCGCCCGGCAGTACCCATGGAATCCAACACGCGCCCGATCGTCGCCGAGCTGGTGTTGCTGTTGTTGACGGCGCTGCCCACCGGCTGATTCGTCATCAAGCGCGCCACGCGGCTGATAGCGTGTAATTGCGCCACTTCCTCAGAATCAAAAAACGCCCGCAGCTTGCGATCTCCGATCCGCTTGAGTTCCTTAGCAAACTGGCTGGCGCTGAACTTGGCAGCGCCGATGTCATCCGGCACACCGGACAGCGCCTTGTTTTTCAGGTGCTGTGTGACGCTCGTGCGCACCGCGTCGCGGGCTTGCGGTTGCCCGCTTAGTATGCGTCCCAAGCGCTGAACGTCTGCGGCTTTCGCGGCGCTGCCGATCACGTATTTGTTGGTGAAAACGTCCGGCGTTATCGTGCCTTCGTCCAAGTCGCGCAGCGCTGGCGTGCGCTCGATCTGTCTGCGCATGCTTCGATTGGCAAAACGGGCTCGCTTGAAAGCATCCACAGCCTGCTCGCCAATCTCTGCCCCTTGTGTTGCTGGCAGCATGCCGGGATTGACGGCGCGCGCGCCTTGAGCAAGCGTCTGTTCACCTAACGGCAAAACGGGCGTATCGTCAAGCGCACGGCGCACCAATCCCAGCGCGTACCGTGCTGCGCCATATTGCGTCTGACGCTGCAAATTGCCTATCACCGTTTTTAGCTGCTCGGCGTAATCGACGGTGAACGGCACTTCACCCGCGCTGATTTTGTTCAGATGTTGGCGCACGTCGTGGGGCAACGCATACCCCAGAAGATTGTCGTCGATTGCCTTAAGCGCATTATCCGCAAACGCGCGACCATCGAGCGGAAAACTGCGCCCGGCGCTATCGCGCGCCTTTGCGTACAGGTCGTTGACGCGCGCCTGTTGTTTGCCTATATGGCCTTGCAACGCATCAATGGCTTTCTGGCCTGCCGCAACCGCATCATCGGCGCTGTCTGCGCCCATGTGATCGATAGCGCGCACTAGCGCCGCGTTGTTGTCGGCTTGAATTTGGGACAGATTGCGCGCGCCGGTAATACCTGTGTTGGCTTGCAGCTTTGCTAGGTTTTGCTCGCGCGTGACCTGACCAGGGTCTTGGGTGAGCATGCCGCGCGTAGGGGTTGTTCCGTCCACGCGTTTGAAGTCCGCCAGACGCGCCATGGCCGCCGGGTCAAGCTCGCCGTGACGCAACGCCTGCGCGGCCTCTTGCTGCAATTGGTGCCGCACCCGTGCTGGCAGCTGATCAAAATCGACGCCAGTCTGGCGCAAGGAATCGCGCACGCGCTCAAGCACAGCTTGCGGGCGCATGGCGCTGATGCGTCCAACTATATTTTTTGATGCGTTTTGCACACCGGACAAAGCAGACGGAGCCGCCAGTCCTCCGGCAAGCCCGGCAGCGATTTGTACGACGTCTGGCGCGCCCGCCTCGCGCGCGATACCGTGACTCGCGCCCGCAGCAGCTGCGGATGCAAGTTGCGCGCCCGGGTTGCTGGCCAGCATATTTGCTACCTGCTTGGTGACGCCGGTTGCGACGTTGCCTACCTTACCGGCAATCTTGATTGTTCCTGTTGCGGGAATCAACATAGACCCGATATCGCCGACGATACGTTCTTGCGCATTTTCTGGTGTTGGCAGCCTCAACTTGTCGGCAAGATAATCTATGGTGTCACCTGCGGGCGCGGCTTCGGGAAGCCCTAGCGCCCGCAAACCGACATTCATCCCTTGGCGAATGGGTTCACTGGCAAATCCAGCCAATTGCCCCACGCCGTCTAAAGTCGAGCGCGCTGTCAAGCCGATCCCGCGTCCAACGGCTCCTAGGAACGATCGATCGGTAGCTCGGTGGTTTTCTTCTCGCGCTTGCGGCGCAGTATTTGGCGCGCCAACGCGAGCGGACGGCTGCGCAAGCAGTTCATCGTCACTCATGACGGCAAATCTCAGCAGTTCGTCGTCTGAAAGGGCGCGAATATCGGCGCGCGTTTTTCCGGCGCTCATGGCAGATATCCCATTTCGCGGGCGCGCTTAGCAAATTCCGGGTCGGCTTGCGCGCGTCTAAGAATCGCTTCTCTCCGAAGCTGTTCCTCATCAACAGACGCGTCTTGCGCTGGCGCGGCAGGTTCGGTTTGAAACATAGGATTAGCCTCGGCGTATTCGCGCAGCACTCGGTTAAACCCCGTGTCCAGCCGCCCCTGCTCGGCGACGTATTCATCGGCTAACTGAGCAAGATCGATCTTGCGCCGCTCAAGCGCGCGAAACGCTGCCAGCATCCGGCGGTTGCCCTCCGGGCTACGGTCGACGCCGATTTGGGAGTCTTTCAGGAACTTAATGTCTCGATCTGACAGCGCGCCGGGCATCCCCATGCCCGCGTCAGGGTTGCGCATGATGAGCGCTTGCCTGTTCTGAATAGCCTGTACCAGTTCCGCCCCAGAAAGCTTGTCCGGGTCGCCTATCCCCAGCGCTGCACCCATCTTGCGAAATGCCAGTTCGGTTTCACCGGCAAAACCGGTACGCGCGCCGCCGTCGAGCGCCTGCTCGAACAGGTCGTACATAGCGAGCATCTCTTGCGAGTTCGCAGCAGATGCGTTGATGTTTTTGTACTGGTTCGCTGCCAGCTTTCCCATTTCGGTGTCCCATGCCTTTTCAGACGCGTTGACGTTGACGGTCGTGCCGCGCAAGCCCTCAAGCATGGCGCGTTGGTATTCCGGCGAGCCGGGCGCGAATCCTGCTGCCTCAAGGTTTTGCTGTAGCGTGGTTTTCCCTGCGGATGCCGTCTGCGCCGCGCGTAGCGCCTGTTGCGCCGCGTGCGCCTGTCGGAAAAAGCCCGCCATGTCGCCTGAGCCGACGCCGATACCGCCGGTTTCTGGATTCAAAACATAGCCCGTATTGCCGATAGCCGAATAGGGCGCGTGCGTCTTGCCCGCGGCAGCGGCAATGAGTCGGTTTTGCGCCGCCAAATCGCCGCGCGCCCCAGCCTGTGCGCCCAGCCCTGTTAGGGTTTGGCCTAGTAGATTGCCCGATGCGCCGCTAATGTTGGCCTCGCCGGTTAGCCCGAATTGCCGCGTGGCGATACGCAGCGCACGCGCAAAATCGGGGTTGACCGACGCGAGCGCCGCCATGTCGGGATCGCCGTCTATCCACTGATTGACGCCTGCGCGCGCGTCGTTAGTCATGCGCAGCCCTCGCGCTTGCTCGTCGGCGACCGAGCGCTGCGCGCCCATTAGCCCGGCTTGCATCGCGGCTTGGTTGCGCACGTGCGGAGCCATGAAAAGCGCCTGTACGCCACGCCCGACGCTGCGGCCTAGGTTCGCACCGGCATTGCCCATGCTTGAGAAGTCCATCGCCATCACCATAGGAAAGGAGTTTTTATCCCGCTGCCCGCCCAGCCGGACGCGGCCTTCGCGCCGCCCGTCGCCGCGCCACTACTCGCAGCACCACCTGCAGCAGCCTCGCCGCCCCACGCGCCAGCGCCGTAGGCCATCATCCCGGCTTGCCCTAGCCCTTGCAGCACGCCACCGGCCATCATCTGGCCGCCGTTAGGAATCCCCGCAGAATGAATGCCGATCTGATCTGCGCTCATCTGGCCGTTTGAAAAGCTCTTCAGCCTGTCGATGTATTGACCGGTATCGGCGAGTCCTAGAATCTCGTTCTGGCGCAGCCGGTTCGCAGATATGGTTTTGCCAAACAGCGCGGCGAGCGCGCGTGCCGATTTGGCCTGTTCAGACTGCGATTGCGCGCGCCCGGTTAGGTACTCTGACGAGACGTTGCCTTGGACGGACGGTGCCTCTTGAACGGGGCGCGCGGCGTCTGCGGCCTGCGCTAAGTTTTCCGTGATCTGTTGCTCGATCTCGTTACGCTGCTTTTCGCGCTCATCGGGGGAAAACTCCTGTGCCTTTTTCAGCGCCGCAGCTTCAGCTTCGCGCTGCAAAAACTGCTGGCGCTGCATCGATTCGCGCATGGCGCGCTGCTGGCGTCGCGCCGCCGTTTGTTGTGCGTTTTGCTGAACCGCCGTGCCAGCAGCCATGGCAGCCATGGCGATCATCATGGGGATTGCGCCGTATGCCATGATTTTCCCCTCTGATCAATACACCCGACCCGCGTCGCCGCCGGATCGGATGTTGCCCGCGCCGTTGCGCTGGTTCTGCTGGTATGGTGCCATGCCCTGTTGTATCCCCCGCATTTGTTGGGAATACAGATACGCATTGCTGAGATCATCGAATAGGCTACCTACCGTCGCCGCGCCGCGCGCACCGGCTGCGGATTGCGCGTTCGCCTCTAGCCCCGACAAGGCCATCTGCGCCGCCTGCCCGGTATCGATACCCGACTGCGCCATGGAGATGAGGTTTTGCCGCGTCCGCTCGTCCTGCGCGCGCAAGTCCGCGCCAGCGCCGTCCCCAATCGCTGCGGACTTGATCAGCCCTTCGTTTTGTCGCCGCGCGAGCTCTGCGGCGCTGTCAATGTCGGCGGAGCCGCCGGACAATCCCGTTCTGGCTAAACCAAAGCGATTCGCGCGGCTGGCTTGCTCAAACTGCCGGTTCACGTCTTGGTTGTTCAGCTCGGTAATCGCTTGGCGCTGCTCGTTGTACAGATTTTCTCGGTCGCTCGTTTTTAAGCGCCCGGCTGAAGTGTAGAGTTGACCGTTACTCAGCGCGTTTTGAATCGCGTCAGTATCCACGACCGATTTGTACTGTTCTGATGCGGGCGCACCATTAATGCTAAAACCCCTACCATAGCCTCTGTCACCTCCAGCGTACACAGAATCGCCACCGCTGCCGCTGATGTACATTCCTTGGTTTCCTTGGTTTCCTTGATTTGTTATGCGAACCTGTTTCGTCGGTCGGTATGCCTGACCGTTGGCGTCGTAATAGGTTTGCGCCGGGTTGTATTCGGTCGCTTGGTTGATGCCCTGATAAGCGCCGAAACCGTTAAAAATCCTGTTGATCTCGTCCACCGCTGCGCGCACGCGCGCTTGACGATCAGCCTCCATGCGCGCAGCGCCGCCGTCGCCGCCGCCGCCGCCCTTGCCGGGTCGGATGCGCCCGTGGCGCTGCCTAGGCCACGCCTCAAGTGCGGGGCCGCCTATCAAAACGTGGTGTGATGTATTGCTCATAGCTCGCTCCGCATAACCTCATAGACCTTGTTGAAACCTTGCCGTCTTAGTATCCGTGCCATGCTCGGGCTACAGCTGGCTTGAATGCCGTCCGCGCCCGCCGCGCGCGCAAACCGCTGAAACGTCGGCCATAACTCGGCCATCACATCCGCTATCCGCTGCCCCGCCAGCGCGGCGATGTTCAGCACCATCCGCTGCGGGTATTCGATAAACTCAAACGCCATCGCCATGACCGGCTCGCCGCCGTCTCGCACAACGCCGATATACATTTTTTGCGCCTGTGCTAAGCGCAACAGGTCGTCGCTATCGAATTCGCCTCGGACGGCTTTGCGCACGCAGCGGTCGAACATCGCTCGAACCTGCGCAAACTGCGTCTCGATCTGGTCGCCGCGCAAAATCATCGCTTGCATTACCGTGCGCCCCTCTAAACCGCGCCAAGCGACTCGAAATACAGCGTGACGGCATCAAGCCGGAATGGCTGCGCGTTACGGCAGCGAAACCGCAGTGAAAACTCGGTGCCAGAGCACTCGACGGGAATCACGCCGATTGGCCGGGTATTGCCGCGCACGAGCACCGGCGGGGTATAGGCATCGTCGGGATAGCGCACGTCGTAGGCAACGGATAACTCTGCCTCGCCCTCCATGACCACGTCCGCGCCGACAACGCGCTTTAACTGACCGGGCGACTTCAAATCCATGTAAGGCAGCTCTAGTAGCACTTCAAACACGAGTCCGTCGTCGTCGTGCGCCTCGTCGGTGAATCGGTACACATCGTCGCCGCTGCGCAGGTAAAGTTGACCGTCGAGCGTGGCGTGCGCGTCCACAATAAACGGCAGTTGATAGCGCGACCACGCGGCGATTTTCGATTGGCGCGAAATGGAGTACACGAAAACTAAATCACCCATCAGGCACATGTACTGACCGCTGCCGTAGTGGTAAAACGCATCCGGCTCCGATCCCGGGTTGCGCAGCGCTTTGCGCACTAGCGCGTCGATAGGGCTACCAATATCGGCGTCGGCGAGATTGTTGGTGTATTGCAGCGTGGTAATGCTGCGAAAACCGAAATCGCTAAGAAAGTACAAATCGCCCGCGACGCTGGCGACGGTTTTGGGGTAATCCGTCCCCACGTTGGCGACCACATCGGACAGGCGGATTGCGGTTGGATCGGGGTCTACCTCCCAAATCTGCGTGCCGTCGCTCGCTAGAACCACCAGATTCTTTTGATAGATGCCTAGTGCGTTGGCGTTGCGGTCGCCCTCGAAGCGCAAGCCCGTGGGCAAGAAACCGGCATCATTGGCGGTTGACCAGTCGCGCGGCTTGTCGGTCGCGCTATAGCGCACCACGTCGCCGGCGACGGCGAATATCTTGTTCGCGGCCTTGATCACCGCGCGCGAATGCGGGTTTTTATCGTCGGCAATATGGGTTTGCACCGATTCGTCTAAGTAGTGGTGTGTCACCTTGCCGTCGGTGTACTCGACGCTCGCGTAGATAAAGCCGTTGAAAATATCGGCAAACCAGACGTGCGCGACATCATGCGGCATGTCGGGATGCGCGACCTTGTTCGCCACAAACAGCGGGTCGGCATGCGCTAACGTTCCGACGCCATAGAAGGTATGCAACTTACCGCCCGATGCGAACAATCCCTTGGTGCCTGCCTCAAGCGTGGCGACCTTGACCAGCCCCGGACGTTTCTGCGTCGCCAGCCCCGTGGTGACGTAGGCGTTAAACATGTCGCGCAGACGGTTCGCGTCGCTCACACTCGCGCCCTTGCGCAGGTCTATCCCGAGGTCGAACTTGTCGAAAGTAATCGCTTTAACCGCCATCGTGTTAACCCATCAATCGGTAGCCGTCGGCAGTGCGCACGACGTGACAATCTGCGTCTTCGTCGATCGCGGCGACGTAGCGGCGTCCTTCGTGCTGCTTGGCTTTGTATCTGCGCAGCATGACCTCGAACTTCTCGCCCGCAACCTGCGCGTCGCCATGCCGGTAATGCGCCTTAGCGGTCGCCAGTGCTAGCTGAAACACCAAGGCATCGGGGACGCTCGTGCGGTCGCTGTACTGCGTAAAACTCGCAGGGCTAGCCTCGTACTCGATAAGTAGGTCATAGGAACGGTCGGGAACCGGCCAAAGCTCAACTTGCCCGTTGAGCGTGTCGTAACGCGTCGGCGTGCCGCGTTGCCCGGCGAGCGCTCGGTGACGCGGGCTAATACCTTGCACTAAGCGCGAGCGCAGCGCGTCACCCTCTGATAACCAGACGGACAGCGCGCGTCCCGGGTCGATATCCTCGTCCTCATCGTCGTTGTGCCAGTCGTAGAGAAACGAGCCCGGACTGAGGTGTATCGCGGTTTTCTTTCGCAGCGCCGACGCATAAACCTGCTCGCAAACGTAGGCGTGCGCTTCTTGGAGAATATCGTCGAGCGCTTCGCGGTTGCCCTCGGCTGGCGGCCCCTGCGTCATGAAGCCTAGGCGCGCGCGCAGACTGCGGCGCAACTCGCCTAGTGTCCTGTATCGGTGTCTAAGCGGGTTCATGGCTAAATATGAATGCGGGGATAAAAGACGACGTGCTTTGGTGCGGTTTCTGAATTAATGGTCATTTCTGTGATGTTGTACGAAGCATTTCCTCCGTATCCGTCCGGGAGGACGACCGGGGTCGTTTCATTCGGCGCATAAGGATCTAAAGGCGGCGTCCCGATCTTCGCGTACCCCGTTGCTTGCCCATGACTGTGTTTGACGACCGTATCCGCGTATTGCTCCCCTAGCAACGTTGGGTAGCCGCTACTTTCCCCTGAGTAGCGCCGAAACTGGCTGCTCAGATCCGGCACGCGAAATTGGCTTGTTGATATATTGACGAAATAGTGCGAGCCCTTAGCGCTATGCCACGATCCCTGTGTGGTGATGAGTTGGTTTTCTTGCGCATACGCCCATAGCTGCGGGTAGTCGGCCTTGCTAAGTAAGCCGCCGGTTGCGTCTATCTCGCTCGCCAGGGGCTGCTTGGTATGCCCGTCTACGGGACGCCCGCACAGCGGCGAGCGATAGCCCGTGTAATACTGCGTGCTCACCCATACCCAAACCTCGGACACCTCGGCGACAATCACGGGCCCCACATCCGACGTAGGCAGCGAGTTGATAGACACCACTGGCGCGCCGAAACTAGCGGGCTTTTCCGTGACCTCAGACCATTTCGGCCAGCGCACTGCCATCTCGGGTTTGTTGCCCACTTCATGCCAATTAGGCCAGCGTAAAGCGGCCGATGGTTTTTCCGTAACTTCACTCCATTTAGGCCAGCGTGTGGCGGTTGCGGGTTTATTCGTCACGTCCGCCCATGGGTGCGTATGCGGGGTGACGCCGTTGCTGACCTGCGCGAGCGCAGCGGCGATTTGCGCAGCGGCATCATTGGCCGTCGTCTCGGCGTCGTTCGCCGTGGTGACAGCCGCCGATGCGTTATCCAATGCCGTCTGCGCCTTCGCGTCAATGCCGTTGGCCGTGGCGACTGCCGCATTCGCGGCGCTGCTGGCGGCGAGCGAGTTATCTAGCGCTGCCTGCGCTTTCGCGTCGGAAATATTGGCAGCCGCTTCTGTGGCGAGATGACTGGCCTGCGCCGCGTTGGCCGATGCGAGCGCATCAGACGCCGACTGTTCGGCGCTGGCAGCGTAGCTACTTGCGCTCTGCGTGGCCTCGTTGACGATACCTTCGCGCAATCCCGTCGCCAGCGCATCAGCGTCAACAATGTTCTCTTTTAATCCGCCGTCGTCGCGCTGTATTAGCGCGAGATTATCCCGAATGGCGTTAATCGAACTGGCAGCGCCGTCGAACTCGTTGTTAATGGCTACCCGGTCGATTTGATCGGGGTAGCCCTGTCCGAAGTTATGGCTGCGGTTGTAGGCGGGGGGTTGCGGCATGGATAATCCTCTTGCTTTTTTGCGCGTTAATAATCGTTACGGCGCTACCACCAGCGGATGGCAGCAATCAACGCAGCTATCCCCGTACAACTGGCGAAAATCAGCGCAGCCCAAGCAATCCGTCTAGCCACAATGCCTGCGTCTTCTGTACTCATTTTTCCGCTCACTTTCAGAGATTTCAGGTTAAAATCCATATGCCTTTTGCTTGCCTGCAAAGGTTGAATCCAGAAAGCCTCGACAGTTAGCGCTATCGGGGCTTTCGTTTATTCGGCTACCACCAGCGAATAGCTGCCAAAATTTCCGGCATGCGCCAGCAGACGATTGCCAATAACGCTGCTGCTGTGAAACGCCAAAGCCCGTATCGCTCAAGGCCGTCTTTCATAAAGTCCACCAGTGGTCTAAAATCCATTTCAAATCCTTGGGTCTGACAAGGGTTGAATCCAGAAAACCCTGCCGGTTGCGAGCCAGCGGGGTTTTCGCTTTTACGGCGCTACCACCAGCGGATAACCCATACAAAAGGCGTCGCGGCTAAAATCAATGCAATAAATGCCAGCACAAGAAACCGCCACGCTGAAAGTTGTGTCGCCATAATCCGCACCTCGTAAAAAATCCTGCTAAGATGGCCGTACATACCCTTTGCTCACAGTTTTGGGGTGTTGTCACTAGAAAGCCCGCCGGTTCCCGCCAGCGGGCTTTCGCTTATTCGTTCACGACTTCTTCCTCGCTTGGCACCGCCTGCGCAGCGCGACTGCCACGCCGCTTAGAAAGCTGCGCTGTGTCGCTTTCCTCTTCGGCATCCTTGGCAGCAGCCCGATTTAGCGCGTCCATCAAACGCCCAGACGATTCACGTCCGTAGACTTCTTCGACGATGCTCAGACCGTACTTGTTGCTCAAGCGTTGATATTCGCCGTCAATGTCCACGTCGTAAGCATCGTCAACCGCGCTATCTGCGGCGACGTTTTCCTTGCCATAAATTTCATGCAAGATCGGTAGCTCGTGGGCGAGCACGCTCGCAGGCGTGGCCGTATGCGCGTCGCGGCGAATCCGCACGTTCACAATGGAGAGGTTTTTTTGCATGTATCGCTCCGTAAGAGAATCGGGTCGATCAACCGCGACCGACCCGACATAGAACGGTTACTGGATAGCCAGCACCGCATGCGCGTTGCGCCGATTGGTCGTTAGCGCCAGACGCAAAATGACCATCAGATACAGCGCGAGCACGTCGTGCGGGCGCGTGGGCTTGACGATATTCATATCGTTGTCCCGGTAGCTCAGATGCCGCATGTTCAGCAGATAGGCGCGCTTCTCCCATCGCACGCTAGGCGTCTCCAAGGCGTCTAACACCTCAAAGACGGGATCCCAGATGATCTCCACGCCCTTGAAATACAGCCCAGTCTTGCCGCCCGTGCCGACACCTAGGTCAACCGTGTTAGGTTTACCCGCCTCGCTGTTCTGAGTCAGGGTGAGGTCTGCCGCGTAGGCGTCGCAAAAAGCGGTTCCCGCCAAAATGAAGTCCGGCGCGCCGCCGTTGCGGATGCAATGACGCCACGCATCGTTCATCGCTTTCGATACGTTGCCTTTGGTTGCGGTATTAATGCTCGTGTTAGCGAAGTTGCGCCAGTACGTCGCCGTCGCCGCGTCTACACCACCGACAACTCCCACGGCAGGAGTGGTCGATACCAATGCGTCCAATCCCGTGACGGCATCCGCCGACGACGTGCCGTCACGATGCAGCGAGAGGTCTAGCCCTTCCATGAAGCCAAGGCGCAGGGATTCCTGCTGCTCGCTCAACAGGTTGACCAATTGCACCTTTTCGTTTTGCGCCAATTTGTATTGACCACGCTCGCCTTCGCGCACATCAATCCCGTTCGTGAACAGTCGGTCGTGATCGATATACAGCGCGTCCGTCGCACGACGCCACGGGAACATGACCTGCTCGGTCGTGTGGCGCTTGTTAAACGTAATCGGCGCTTCGCCGTAGCCGAATTGAAAATTGCTGTCATACGACTTGCGCACGTTTTCCACGATGTTTTGGCGCGCGCCGTGAAAGGCTTTGCGCTTGGCGAGTAAGCGCCGTAACAGTGGGTGTTGGGTGCCGATTTGATCGACCGGCGTGTTGCGCAAATAGTCGTCGAGCGAGACCTTGGTAGCCTCGGCTAAGTCTGCGGGAGAGATAGGCATTTGCCGCTCCTGAAATGAAAGTTGAGAACTGCCAACCTTCATACCGGCCCAGAACGCCAATCTGGTTTACAGCGTCGTTTGTGCCGTGCGCGACTATCGGCTTGACCAGCGACTTCCCAAACGATACTGCGGCGCTACCGGACGCGATCCCGGCGATGCAGCGACAAATTACGGTATGGGGCGAATTCAACAACTCGCATCGGGTAGGCTGGTCGCGACTCCCAGCTTATCTCTCGAATTTCTACCCAAGGCGCGTCATCGATTCTGCCCATGACGCGGGAATTATCCCGCAACTTTTTATATGTCAAGAATTTAAATCAACCGTCGCGGCTCATAACCCCATGCCATCTAAAATACTCATCGTGCGTGCCTCGGGCGATTCGCCCGCTGCGGAGGCGGGACGCCCTAACGGCGCGGGACGCGCGCTAAGCGGAGCCGGGCTTGCGCGGCGCGCAATCGGCGCGGCCTGAACGCCTTCGTACATCATGCGCAGCGCGTGCGCCCACTGTTGCGGTTGGTACGTGCTGGCGAATTCCTGCAATTTGGCCGGGTTAGAAAAATACTCGCTTATCGCGCGCATCCGCACGGGGTGCTCGATCTCATGCTGGCGGCTCGCTAAGAACTGCTCCATCTGCGCCTTGCCCTGCTCGACCGACATGGAAAATTGCTGCTGCTCTTGCTGGTGCGCACGCTCGGCCTGTTGTTGCTGCGCAAGCGCGTGCTGCTGGCGACGGCCGCGTGCGATTTCTAGCGCATGCTCGCGGCTGATCTGCAATCCCTCGACGGCCTGCGCCAAATCCGGGAACTCGGCTAAACCGTCCACGCCAGGCGCGTCGACGCCCAATTGCTTGTATATCTGCGCACGGTGGGTTTCGACGATCTGCGCGGCGTGGTGCAAATCCCGAGGGTCGCCGGAACTCATCAAACGTGCGAACTCCAAATATTCGGCAAAATCCTGTGGCGTCACACCGGCGCTGGCGACCACGTCGCGGATTTCGGCTAGATCGGTTTGCGCCTCGCGCCGCTCTGCAAATATCTGGCGCATCCGCTCGCGTCCACGCTCGGATTTGACGCCCGCCAGTAACTCGGCTTCTTCCTGATCTTCCGATGCTTGCGTCTGCGCGCCGAATTGCTCGGATTGCTTCGGGTTGGACGCCTCGCCGGTATCCGCAGCCGATGATGGCGCGCTATCGTGCGGCAGGAACCGGCCATCCGCGCCGCGCCGACGCTCGTCATTGTCCAGCGTCGGCGCATCATCGGACGCATGCGCTTCGTTATCGGTTAAATCATCCAGAAACGACGTCAATGCTGCCGTCTGATCTTGCTGCGCGTCGTCTTGTTGCGCAATCTCTGCGCCGCTATTGTCCGCATCAATAGGCGAATCATCGTCAGGCAGGCTTTGGCTTAACTCAATGTCATCATTCATCTCGTTCTCCGTAGAAAATTATTCGGTCATAGCGGGCGCATTCGCATCCGCCATCGCTTGGCCGGGCGGCGTCGGTGGTTGCTGTGCCGTCTTGTTCGGCAAAAACTGATCAATATCGATTCGGTCATCAAACCGTTTCAGCGTCTCGCGCAATAACGCCTCTAGCGGCGCATAATCGACGCCTTGCGCGGCGAGTTGCATAATCTGCGTCACTAATGGCTGAATAGCAGGCAAGGCGCGCGCCCATGTCTCCTGCGACTGCTGCTTGTCGGGTGAACCGGTTGATCCCGCCACAATGTCGATTTCCACCATGTCGTACACCTCGTCACGCGATAACTGCGGCCATTCATAGGCGCGCTCGACAATCACCGTGGTCGGCATACCCGTAATAGGGTCAATCTCGACGCCTTCGCGGTTCGCGCCCGTATAGCGCTCGACCTGCGCGGGCGATAGCTCCATGATTAACACCTGCGCGGCGTAGTTATAGATTTCGGCTAGCCAGTCCTCGACCTTATCGCGGAACTCCGCCGTGCGCCCGGCTAACGATTGCTGCATAATGCCAGCCTCCGTCGCCGTCTTCGGTTGCACCACCGTACTGCGCATCGCATCCTGCAAGCCCGTAACCTGCTCCCAATCTTGGCGTATTAGTCCCGTGTCGTAATCAGCAGGGTTAACAGGGATCGGCTGCTTAGGAACAATGATCTGATTAAGCGGCTTGCTGTCGGAATCGATGAGCACCACCTCGCCTAACAGTGCATCGACGTGGCGCTTAATGGTTTTCATGTTGGTGTCGGATGCCGCGATCCAACCGGGGCGATTCAACTCGCGATGCGCGGCGAACTTGTCGCGCGTGCTGTTGTGCTCGTCTTGCAACTTTTCGGTTAAATCGACCAGGCACGGCGCGACAAACTGACCGTCGAGGACTGCATAGGGCAGCATAAAAAACGGAAACCAACGATCCCCAACGCGCGGCGGTGAATACGACTCGCGTACAAAAAACTCGCAACCGTCGGCCATCGTATGGACGCGCTGCGCGACGCGATCCCAAATCTCGATAATGCAGATTACGTCATCGTCGGACGCAGCTCCGTCGGTTTGCGCATCCATGCTCACCGGCTCCAACTCGCCCGGTGTCGGAACACCGCCCAATCCGTCCGGCTTCCACACCTTCGCGCCACACAAATCAACCCGATAGCGCGCCTGCGCCGCGCCACGCTTCATCGGCACCATCTGCGCTAACCAGTCGGCATGCTCGTAGTCATAGAACTCGCAGACGGCAGGGTCAATTAATAGGTTTTCCGTCAATACGCGATCAATCACCAAGCCCTCTGATGCGATCACCTCGGACTGATCTTGCACGCCTTGCATGATTTCCTGAAGCTCTTGGGTATGCAGCTCGGCCTGATCTCGCAACATCGCGTCTTGCGTCTTTCGCGCGGCTTCGTCGAGCGCCAGAATGTTGTCTTGGGTATCAGGGATACGCTCGGCAATAAGCGGATCAGCCTCGATCTCTCGCTGATACGTCACCTTCAAAATGCCTATGTAACTCACCAGCGCAGAGATGACGGACATTTTGGCGCGACGCTTCAGGTTCGCTCGCTTGGTTTGACGGCTGAGCACCGTTTGTAGCGTCTCACAAAATAGCTTCGTGTCGCTGTTGCGCCAATTCCCCGTTACCGATACATCCGGGTTGCGCGCGTAAATATTCGGCAGCGTCGCCTGCACCGTACTAAATATCAAATTGGCGCGATGGTCGATAAACCGCCCGCTCTTCGGGGATTGCTGCCAGTTAAAACCCGCGACAATTTTGCGGTTGTACTCGATGCGCTTGTGTAGTTTTTCCCAATGCTTGCGCGCGCCCGCGATATTGCGCGCCCACTTTTTGCCCAATTCGGACGGCTCCGGCTTTTCTAATTCGCCGGGCTGCGGCGCATGCTGCTGATTTAAATTATTCACGGTAGGCGATCCGAAAATTTCCATCCTCGTCAGGATACGTACTAGATTCGGGATCGACGGATTTTTGTCGATCCTCGTCCTCGGGCGCACGGCGGCGACGCATCACACCGTAGCGCAGCGCATCCCATGCGTGATCTTCGGCGTCGCTGTCCACGTCCTCCGGGTTTAAATGGTCAGGCGGTAGCGCCGGAACCGTGCGAATCAGGTGCTTGCATGAGTGAAACACCTTTAGCTGCCCTTCGGAAAGTAATCGCACGATCTCCTGCGCGCCGTTGACGCGCGAGCGTGGACCGTTCCACGCCTGCTGCCAGCGCACGCCAGCATCTCGGAATATCTGGCCGATAGACCGGTCCGCGCCGATCTTAGAGAAAATGCTCGGGTCGGCTAGGTTTTGCCGATACTCATACCCCAGACGCTTGTCGTGTTTTTCCACCGCTTTGATTTTGGCGGCGACGGCGTTAGCTGATTCCCGCGTGCCGACGTTCTCGCCTTCACCCGCGCCGTATAGCTCGCGCCAGACGTAGATCACGCCGTCATGATCCATAGCAAACCAGTACACGGCGTAAGGGCGCGCAAATCCCCAGTCCATGGATTTCCAAACTTTCCACGTAGACGGAATAGCGAACGGCTCGACTACGCACTGACTCGCATCCCACACGCCCTCTAGGAACGAACCGACGTGAATATCCCAATCGCCATTAAGCCACGCGCGGCGACGGTTAATATCGTGCAACGCCATAAACGTCGCACGGTATTCCGGCTCGACGCTCAGTAGCGCCGTATTTTCAGACAAATCAGAATGAATGCGCACGCGCTCGCGCTGATCGGGTTCGCGGATGACCACGCCAGCCGGTACGCCATTTGCGCCTAGCCTGAAGCGCTCCTTCACCGCGGCATGACCGCGCCCGAACGGGTTACACGTCGCACGCACCATGCGGGGGACGCCCGGATGCGATGATCGGCACGTCGATTGCATGGACAAATAAAACGCAAGGCTCGGCCAATTGGTTAGCTCCTCGAAGCCCAGCCATGGGTATTCGTGGCCGTGATAGTTCCAGTAATCATCCTCTGTTGCGCCGTATCGCAGTAGCAGCGCCTCGCCAGTTGGCCATGTCCACTCGTAAGATGATTTATTGAACCGAGCATCAGGGAATATCAGACTAAACCAGCGGCGCGATTTTGCTACCACGTCGGATAACTGCGGATACGTCAGACGAAACAGCGCGCCGCGCCATGCCTGGCCAAATCCACGTCCGACGTACTGTGCAAATGACATCAACAGCGCGTCGGTCTTGCCACCACCGCGTCCGCCTTCCAGTAGGCATTCAAAGATAGGACACGTCAGGAACAACGACTGTGATCCCGTCGCGCCGCCGTTAGGCTTCCATACCTCGGTCATGGTTTGTTCTCGGGAGCGGCTAATGCCTCCCATTGATCAACCGCCATACCCGCAGGAACGACTAGCACGCCGCCAGAGGCGCGCACGCTGGCGATAGCGGGCTGAGACTCCGACCAGCCGCAGCGGGTTTTAAGCCAGAAAATCTGCGCGGCGATGTTCCCGTGCGGCGCGCTATTGCTCGGTTCCGTCGCGTTTCTATACAGCGCGTTGGCGACTTTGACGTTGGCCTTAAGACGCCCGGCCTCGATTTCATTTTTGAAGTGCTTGGTTAGCGTCTTCCTGCCAATGGGCTTGCTCGCGCGATCCGTAATGAATGCGGGCATTTCATCGACGCGGATACCGAAGGCGGATAGCTGCTCAACGAGCTTGCGCTGCTCCTGCGTCGGGCTAAAGGCGGGACGACCGCACCCCGGGCGCGCGCCACCGGACCTTCCTTTAACACCTGCCATGTTTATGCCACCTGCCTCGCAGCGGATATTTCAGCAAAACTGCGCTCGTCTGCCTCCAACGTGGCGCACTTGCCGCTATAGTCTTGCCAGCGTCGCACAATCACGTCGCAATATTTGGGGTCTATTTCCATGCTGCGGTTGATGCGACCTGTCATTTCACAGGCCAGCAGCGTAGAGCCGGAACCGCCAAACAAGTCGAGCACGGTCTGCTCGGCGCGGCTGCTGTTTTCGACCAGATAGCGAATCAGTGCTACCGGTTTCATGGTGGGGTGCTCATCATTGACCTGCTGATGGTCGAACTCCAGTATGGTGGTTTGAGTGCGGTCGCTATACCAAGCATGGGCAGCGCCTGATTTCCAACCGTAAAGGCAAGGTTCGTGCTTCCATTGATAGTCTTGTCTGCCTAAATTGAAATGGTTTTTAACCCAGATCAGGCACTGCCGAATCTCCCAGCCGACCTCGACACTGGCGGTTCGAAAGACCAGCCCTCTCCCGTCAGCGTGCCAGATGTAAAAGGCAGCGCCAGGGCGCATCACGGCATCGGCAGCGACGTAGCAATCGCACAGGAACTGGAAAAACTGCGCGTCTGACATGTCATCGTTTTGAATGCTGAGTCTATCCTTTGTCCCGCCTTTGTACGCGACGTTATAAGGCGGGTCAGTGACCAGCAGGTCGGCCTGAAGGTTCATCATCAGCGACGTAACCTGTTCGATAGAGGTGCTGTCGCCGCACATGAGTCGATGATTGCCCATCAACCACACGTCACCGGGTTGAGTGACTGAGACAATCGGTGGTTCAGGCACATCGTCGGGTTCAGTGTTGCCTACAAGCGTGGCGTCCAGTCCCGCCTGTAGGGTTTGCATTTCATCGTCGTCAAACCCGATCAACGACAGGTCAAAGCTAATGTCGGCCAAGCCACTTAACTCTACGGCCAGCAGTGCGTCATCCCAGCCCGCGTTTAACGCCAGCTTGTTATCGGCGATGACGTAGGCTCGGAATTGCGCGTCAGTCCAGCCACTCACGTCTAACACCGGCACGGTGCCGTCCGGGTAAGGCTCAGCGCCTTGCTCGCAGCCGGGCGCGGGGTAAAGCCGCTTTCCCGCAGCGTATAGATTGCGAATGGCCGAGATCGTCCCGTGTCCCTTGGCGATCACGCCGTCGCGCACGACGATGGCACCGACCATTCCGAACGCATCGATACTGGCAGCGATCTGCGCCACCTGCGCATCGGTGTGGGTGCGTGCGTTACGCGCGTAGGGAATCAGCGCATCGATCGGTCGTATCTGGATTGCTATATCAGTCATTTGAATAGATGAAATGGTAACGACGCGACGCGCCGTTTTTTAGGTTGGCGAAAAACAAATTAAGCGCCGCGTTACTGGCAGCGTTTTGGCGTGATTCATTGCGGTATTCCCTCGTGCGGTTTTCCATCGGCGCGCACGAGCAGATGCGGCAATAACTCGACGCTTTCGCGGTCGCGCCCACCGCCGTCGGCGTATCGGATGACGCAGCGATCGTGTGCGTCTAATCGGCTAGACGCGCCTTTGTGCGCGACGACGATGCCTAGTCTGCCGGTTGGCGTAATAACGCGGGTCATGATTGGAAAGTCATCCACATCGCGTAATCGGCGCACAAATTGCCTCCGTTTTTCATGGTGTTGGCAAGATGATGGAATAGTTGAATGGTGCGACGGTCACAAAGACTTTTCCGCCGGGGTATCGCAGGTACCGTCTAATGGAAAGGTGATCAATGAGGCTATCGTCTTCGATGACGTTGGCGTGCGTCAGTGAATCTAGAATGGCCTTAGGCAGGTTATCGAGGTCGCGGCGACGGTAATCAGGCGGGTAGACGATGATGGTGACGATTAGTCGTCCGGGATCGGCTTTAGGGCTGCCCGCGTCTTTGATGGTTTGTTGAACCTGTTGTCGGTATTCGCGTCCTTTTTTGCTGATGAGGGTACGACCGGCGAGTTTGCCGCTGTTAGGGGATCGCCAGTAATTATTTGTGGATGGCGGGTAGGGTAGGGTGAGCGCGATCAT